GACAACAACTCAAATAGAATTTATTTAAACGCTAATGAATTAGATTTTTGGACAAATGGTGGAAGTTCTTTGAGAATTACCAAAGCAACTAAAAATGTCCTCATCGGCACAACAACAGACGCAGGGTTTAAGCTCGATGTGAATGGGACGGCGAGAACAGGTGTATTGACTTGCGGAAATATAAATCCAAGTGGTACAACGAATGTATCGGGGATGACTATTTATCAAGGAACAATAGATACAAGTAGCAGTTATGATTTGCGCTTAATTGTTCCAACGGCAGCAAAGGGTGTTGTTGTGTCACAAGATTATAGTTTTCTTTCTTCCGCATCTGCATTGTTAGAAGTAAAATCAACAACGAAAGGTATACTATTTCCTCGCATGACTACAACGCAAAAGAACGCTATTGCTTCACCTGCTGCGGGGTTGGTTGTTTACGATACTACTTTGGGTAAACTTTGTGTTCGTGGAGCAGCGGCATGGGAAACAATAACTTCAGTATAATAAATAAAACAATGGCTAAAATACAACCAATAGTCTTTCCTTTAAACGCAGGAACAGCAACAGAGATGAGTGTACTCATTCTCAACTTCGAAACGAGTGCAACAACCTGCACTACCTACTACGAGTTAAAATCAGAAGCAACTGAGGAAGTGCCTTCGAAGATTTTATCAAACGGTAACTACACGCTAACTCCTGAACAATTCCTCCTATGGGGAGAGGACAACAGTTGGGTAGAGCAATGCGTAGCAAACGCGATAGGAGTAACTATTTTATCTTTCTAACCATGAACTTAACAGAGGAACACTTAAAGCAATTAGACGCTTTTATTCAAGAGATGCCTACAAAGTTTGGCTTGCCACTAATCCAATTCTTTAACAAGATTAAAGAGGAAGCTGAAAAGGAATGAGCATCTTAGCCGAGCTATTTGAACAGGGAGCACTTTACGATGTGCTTTTAGATTTCGGAGAATCCGTTACTGATCGTGCACGCTCTAACATTAGAATACAGCAAACGAGATACGGCAAGAAGCGCAAGGCTAACACTACAGGAACACTTGCAGCTTCACTCTACTATGACATGGATGTAACCGGTACTACTCCATCTATCTCATTTAACTCATCAGCTGACTATGCTAAATGGGTGGAGTACGGAAGGCAAGGTAAGGAGAGTAATTACAAAGGTATAGATACACGATTTGCAGCCAGTGCAGCCAAGCCTCCTGTGGATGCTATCCTTAATTGGATGAACTTAAAGAAGATTAAGCTACGCTCAATAGGCGAGACAGGGCGCAGAACTAAGTTCGCTAAGAGTGCAATAAATAGAGATGAGGCACAGCGCTTAAGAGTGGCTAATGCGATGGCGAAGAGTATTGAAAAGAAAGGTATTGCACCACTGTACTATTGGAGAGAGGCTTACTTAGAGACACTACCTGAATATGGGCCGCAGCTTAACGAGGCAATGGGTGATGCAGTCTATGTTTACATCTTAAATCAAACACGAAAATTAACTAATATTAAACCTGTCTAATAATGGCAATTACAATACATCAGCAGCCATACATCTTTACTGCACTTAAGCAGAAGCTTATAGTAGTGGCTACATCTTCTAACATAGGACAGCCTGGCTTTCGCTATGTGATAGAGGTAAGCAACGGCACTACTACCAATACTTTTTACGTGCAGCCTAACATCAATGGTGCTTTAGTGTTTGACCTTAACCCTGTGGTTAGCTCTGCAATGGATTTAGGAGTGAACACTACAGACGTAGCAGCGAGCTTATTTGGTAGCTACACAGTGCAAGATGCGTCTACATCGCGTAATATTTTGGGCATTAGCACAATCATCAAAGAAGGTTATGAGGTGCTTGGTGTATTCGAGGTGCAAGCTACATCTTACCCATTAGATGGCAGTGCTTTAATCAATGCAGCCTTTCAGATTTCTGATGGGTTTAATCCTAATCCAGCTACACACTTTGCACTAAGCTCAGCAACGAGCTACATTATGAGTGATTTAGTAAGAAGCACCTATGCCTTAGATGATGTATTAACTAAGTATAGCTTAGGCGCTAACACGATAGGCATAACAGGATATAATGATGACTATGGGGTGCTTACTATTCCTGCTGATGATGGCACTACTTTAACAGGTAACGCGATAGATGAGGTGCAGATTATTCAATTCAATGCAGCAGGCTCACCTATTCAGACTGACACTTTAGCGTGCGTAATTGCAGCAGGAACAATTAACCATTTGCCTCTCATGCCTGCTAACATCAATGAGATGTTTGCGTTAGATGCAGCATGGCATCACTACATATTGAACTTCAGAACTTCGGGAGGCTCACCATGTGCGCGATCAATAGCAGTATTCAAAGCAGCTGACGAATGCAGATTTGATAAGGTAAGATTAGCATGGACTAACAGCAGAGGCGGATGGGACTATTTCAATTTTACTAAACGCTCTGAGGATTCTTACTCAGTGGAGCGCAAACGCTACAGAAAAGTAGTAGGTAATTATGGGACAGCTGATGAAACAACTGAGTTCGGATTTAACACTTACGATAGAGGGTTAACCGAGCGCAGCCCATTCGTTGAGAAGATGATGCGCATACGCACTGACTATTTAACTGAAGGACAGTTCGAATACCTTAAGAATCTTATTTACTCTGAATCAGTCTACATGATTGGAGCAGATGGAAGCGCTACACCGGTAGTAATTGAATCTAATAACTACGTGGCTATTAAGACTCGCAGCTTCGCGAAGACAGACTTAGAATTGACATTGAAATTTAGCAACGATTACACAGCATGAAGCCATCAGTAATATTAACGGTTAAGGCAACCAATGGAGCTGCTGTAGTAGTAGACTTATACGAGAATGAGAGCATAAGCTACTCATCTAATTTTAACAGCGTTTCTGAGTTCACTACCAGGGGAGCTTTCTCGCGTGAGTTTAGAATACCTGCAACGAAGGCTAACGTAGATTTCTTCGGGCAGCAGTATAACGCTAATCTGCTCAATGATGACACTACACAGATTAATGTGCTTCGCAAGATAGAGGCAACGCTGTCAGTAGATACCTTACCCATTGCTGAAGGACACATACAATTTAAGCAGGCCATTACTCAGCAAGGCAAGATGCACGAGTTCGTAATAGCATTCTTTGGAGAGACTGTTGACTTAGCTCGCAGCATTGGAGATAAGCTACTCAAAGAATTAGACTACTCTGATTTAGACCATGAGAATAGTTACGCTAACGTCAATGATATTAACGATGGTACTTTATTCGGTGGAGCTGCATGCTACACGCTAACTGATAGAGGGCAGAATTGGAGCGAAGATACAGCCATAGGCAGCAGAAGGATATTTAGTGATGTTAATCCTATCTATACCGGAGAGCTAACATTAGCACTTCAGGCTAAATGGCTGCTGAATAAGATTATTACTGAAGCAGGCTTTACTTGGAGCGGAACAACAATAGATGAAGAGCTTGAAAAAATGTACGTTCCTTACATAACTAATCCTCTAACGCTTGGCCCATTAAGTAATGACGAGGCTAAATTCTTAGCAGCATTTGCAGGAGCTACAACTTCAGTTACTATTAATGATGCTGCTCCTAATGGGCAAACTAAAAAACAGCTCACAGGATGGACTGAGGCAAGTGATCCTTCCAACAGCTTTGCTTCTAACGTCTACACTTCACAAGGTAATTTCTTAGCTACTTTTTATATCAATGCTAACTTTACTATTCCAGGTGCAGTAGCATTTGCTCAGAATGCTTATGACTTTGTTTTAGGTGTTACAAGAGATGGCATAGAAACGCTTTACCCAATGGGTGCGGGTAGTGCTATTTCAGATACAGTTATAGAATATGATTTTTCAACAGGACAATATATTCAATCTCCTGTTGATCCTGTAGTTTATGCTACCTACACTTTAGACATGCAAGTAGGTGATGAGATACGTTACTATGTTTATGCTCATGCTGGCAGCGCTCAGACTATTTTATTTGGTGCTGCATGTACTATAGGTATTTCATTCGTAACAGGAGAATTACAAGCACAGCCTGTAAGCTTTGAAAAGAATGCACCTGAGCAAAAGCAGATAGATTACTTGCGCGACATCCTAAAGATGTTTAACGCTGTCTTAGTTCCTAATCCAAATCTTCCTAATGCTGTTGAGATTATTCCAATGGTGGAGTATTTGGGAAGTGGTGATGATTACGATTGGACAGGCAAGCTTGACCTATCTAAAGACATTGTGTTTACTCCTGCTTCAGACATCAGAAAGAGAGTGCTTAAATGGAGCTACAAAGAGCAGGGAGATTTCTTCAATGCTAAATATAAGAGCGGTGCTCAAAGAGTGTATGGAGAGCTGCGCTTAACCGATGCAGGTAATGACTTTAGCACAAGTGACTACACTGTTGAATTAACCTTTGGAGCTTCACCTTGTGACCTTATCCCTAACACTAACTACATCATCCCGAAGTATTTTAATGAGACAGGAGAGTTTATGTCACCTGGGCCACGCATTCTTTACAGAAGAGCAAACGAAGAGGCGGCTGTAGTTATGGTTTATGATGAGGTAGCAGAAGATGCAACTTTTACTATTATTCCACTACTTAGCCATTACGCATCTATCCCAACACAGATAGGCACAGATGACTTGAACTTTGGGCAGGAGATTCCTCCACATCCAATAGAGGCCATGCCATTACATACGCTATGGGATAGATATTGGAGAGAGTATATCGCAGAGCTTTATGATTCAGAGCAGAAGATTATGGAGGCTTATTTTAAGCTTAGCGTAACCGATGTATTTGGCTTAAAGTTTAATGATAAGATTTGGGTTAAAGATTCTTGGTGGAGAGTAATAGAGCTAACTGATTACATAGTAGCAGATGAGCAAGTAACTAAGTGCAAGCTTATGCGCTTGTTAGACATTGGAGCGCTATGCCAATACACACCATACAATATTAACGCAACTACAGGAGCAGTTCAGTTTTTAGATTACGATGGAGACACAAGCTACGGATCTCAAGTGTGCTGCGAATATTATGGCTACACTTGGAACGCTGATAAGGGAAGATGCTTCGCAAGCACTGGTACTAATGGTACAGGTGGAATAATTAGCAGTCCTAATAATATAGGAGGTAGCAATATCACTAACACAAGCGGTAATCAAAAGAGTGCTACCGGCATGGGCAACGTAAACCGAGCATCCATTGAGAATAACAACGAACGCATTTTTGTTAGTGGCTTAGGTCATGGCATCAGCCCTAACAATAACTACAGCCAAGCCATGGGCTATCGCAACTTCATTAGACCTAATTTAGAAGGCACTACAGTGATGGGCAGATGGGCAGAGGCAGATGTGAGAGGGGTGCACTTTGGTGGAGGTACTTGGTACGATGGTACTTCTGACTTTGGAACAACTATACCAGGGCGCTCGCAGCACGGCTTTATTCAGCTTATGGGGTTAGCTTCACTCACAGCTAATCCAACTAACGTGAATCTGTTATTGGATGGAGTAAATGGTGGCACTATTGCTATGCCAACTGAGACTGTGTGGATGGTTAAGGTGTACATCTCTATTCTTGAATATGATTACAACGTAACTGATTTCACAGGTAAGGTAGCGAGCCTTGAATATAGTTCTATGATTTGGAAGGATAAGGTAACTCAATACAGCTCTAATCCAATTTTAGTTAATCAGTTTAGTAATGTATGGGGTGCTAACCTATTTGATTTATATATGCCTGTTGTCAGCAACAAGGTAGCGCCATACATCGCATGTAAGACCACAGGTAAGACTGCTGTAATAAGCGCAACGATTCAATACACTCAAACTAAATTCCAACGTACACCTATAATATGACAAATCCTTACGAAGATATTATCTATAGTATGACTTTACTACGGTCAGGAGTACCTGGCAAGAGTAAAGAATTTCACCAAGCAAGTGGCATCTATCATGCAAGGCTAAAGGTGTGGCAAATAAGGGCTATTAATTACACTATATTAATAACAGGGGTAAGCTTAATTGGATTAACAATTTATAGTATAGTATAATGGCTACACAAGAGATGATATTAAAACTCTCCTTTAATGACGAGGGTACTTTTCAAGGTTTAGAGGAGATTAATCAGGAGCTGCAAACAGTAGACAATTCTACGCAGAAATTAGAGAAATCTACTAAGACTTTAAAGCAGCAATACGCTGAGCTGAAAAAACAGCAAGATCAATTCGATCCAGGCACAGAGAAATTCAATGAGCTATCTCAAAAGATGGGAGAGCTGAAGGATAGAATGAATGATGCTGCCGAAGCTGTTAAAGGAAATACGGGCCCTGCTATTGAAGGTATGAGCAACACCTTTGGAATCATGGGTGAGCAGCTTAAGAATTTAGACTTTGAAGGATTAAGCCAATCGCTTCAGACGTTCAGCGGAAATCTTTCACGCATTGACACTAAGGCTTTATCAGCTGGATTGAAAGGTGCATTTCAGGCAGGTATAGCAGGTGTTAAAGCATTAGGAAAAGCTATCTTAGCGAATCCTATTTTACTTTTAGTAGCAGCTATCATTAGTGTTATAGCTTATTGGGAAGAGCTGACTGATTTGGTTAGTGGAAAGAGCAAGATGCTTGAAGGTTTAAAGCAGCAAGCTGAAGTACTTAAATCTCAAGAGCAAGCTTTAGCAAGACAGATGGCGCTTCAAAAAGCATTAGGAGCAGGAGCAGCTCAGATGTTACGCACTGAGTTAGAAATGCTTAAGAATAAGCAGGCTCAAGCTGAAACAGCTATGAAGATAGCTTACTTAGAAAAAGATAGAGCAGCATTCTTAGAGGCGCAGCAATCACAATTACAAGCCATCAATGATCTTGAGATTAGAAAGGTTAAGATTAACCAAGATGCTCAAGCTTTATTAGATAAGATTCGCTCAGGTACTGACGAGCAATATAATAAGCAGTTATTACAGAATCAGGCATTCAGTGAATACAAAAAAGCTACTGAAGAGCTTACTGTATTGCAGCAATTAAATAATGAGAGAGCAGTCCAAATTAACAAAGAGATAGCAGCAGCTCGCCAAGCTGGCAATAATGCTTTAGCTAATCAGTTAATTTTAGAGAGAGAGTCATTAAAGAATCAAAATATCAGCCTTCAAAATAATAAGGATGAGATTTGGAACGCAGGGCAAGCCGCTAAAGATAGTGTTAAGACTGAAAAAGAACTTGAAGCTATTGCAAAAGCTAAGGCAGCAGCAGCAGAGAGAAAAGCTAAAGCCGATGCTGAAGCTAAAAGAATAGCAGATGAAGCTTTAGCAGTAGACAAGAGATTAGATGAAGTAGAAAAAGCAAGAGCAGATGCTAAGAAAACAGCTTTAAATAAAGAGTTAGACGACACATTAGCACTACAAAAGAAAGAAGAAGAAGCTTATGTAGCAGCTAAAAAAAGTGAGACTGAGCTACAAGATTTAAAAATAAGACACTCACAAGAGCTTCAGGGTATACTTCAGAAATTTGCTGAGTTAGAACAAGAGAAAGCTGATGAAGATGCAAAGAAATTAAAAGAGTTACAGCAAGAGGCAATTAATCAAAAACAAGCTGAATTAATAGAGCTTCAATCTATTATTGATGGAGCAGATGAAGCTAATTACCAATCAAAATTAAGTAAGCAAGAGCAGGAGCTAATGGCTTCTCAAGAGTATTACTTTCAACTTAAGACTCAAGCGGAAGCAGCAGGATTGGATGCTACTGCATTGGTAGAAGAGCAGGCTCGGAAAGAGAATGAGATAAAAGAGAAGTACAGAAAGGAAGATCAGGAAAGAAGAATGGCTAACATTCAATCGAACTTCGAGATGGCAGGCCTTGCTTTAGATGCACTAAGCTCATTAAATGAGGCAGCTGCTAAAGGTGATGAAGCAAGCCAGCGCAAAGCCTTTGAACGTAATAAGATGATTCAGAAGGCGCAGGCTACAATAGCCATGGCTTCGGGTATTGTTCAGCAGTTAGCAGTGCCGCAAGACCAACTAACAGGAATGAACTTCGTAAAAGCAGCCGCTGTAGCAGCAGCAGGGGTAGCTAACATTGTTAAGATTAACCAAACGCAGTTTAATGGTAGCGGAACAGGTAGCGGAGGTAATGGAGATTTAAATGCACCAACAGGAACAGCTAATGCACCGGCTATTGACTTCAGCGGAGCAGCAATGAATAACAACGCACCTGGCACTACTGAGACTTATGTGCTTGCAGGCAACGTAGCTAACGCATTAGAGGCACGTCAGAAGATTATTGACCAATCATATCTATAACGAATATGGCAAACTTTCCACTACTTAAAAAGTGCATAGCGAGAGGAGTAAGAAATGCTCTATCTGAGATAGATAGAACAGAGCTTGAAGATACTGAGGCTATAATTGATGAGGTAGTTAACGCTATACTATTTGAAATTTCTGAAACATACGATAATGAATGATAAATTAAAACTAATAGAATACGGCTTAGGCGAAGATGATTCTAACATGGGAGTCTATGCTGTAAGCTTAGTTAGTGAGCCTGCTATAATGGTAGACTTCGTGGCGCTAAGCAAACAGAATCTAATGTTAGCTCGCGTGGAAGATGGAGAGAAGCGCATGCTGTACGGCCCTGCACTTATTCCTAATCAGCCTATAGTTAGATATGATGGCAATGGTGAGAAGTATTTTATCACTTACTCTAAAGAGACCATAGAGCAGACAGCTCAGGAATTTCTTAAGCGTAACATGCACCATAACCACACCATTCAACATGAGATGCCTGTAAACAATCTTACAGTAGTAGAGTCATGGATTAAGTTCGGTGCAGATAAGGGAGATAACTACGGCTTTGAATTGCCTGATGGTACTTGGATGATAGGGGTAAAAGTAGATGATGATGCTACATGGCAAGCTGTAAAGAATGGCGAGGTTAAAGGCTTTTCTATTGAGGGATGGTTTACACCAATGGCTGAGACTAAGGTAGAAGAGAAAGATCTTGAGAAGCTGTTGGCTGAATTGGCTCAAGCACTTGAAATGAATTCTTAATTTTTTCCACTAATAATTATAACACATGAACATGATTTCTGAAATTTTAGAAAAGTTCGCTCCGCAGCTTAGTAAGCATGGGGTGAAATTGTCAGTAGAAGAGACTCCTGCCGTTGAAGAATCTACCAAGGTAGAGATGATGGTAGAGGGCGCTTTAGCTGATGGTACTATGATCTATTCACCAGCTGAAGTATGGGCTGAGGGAGTAGAGATTTTTGTAATGGATGCAGATGGCAATCCTACACCTTTAGCTGATGGCGAGTATACACTTGACAACGGTATGGTAATCGTGGTAGCAGCTGGCATTATTGCAAGCGCTATTGAAGTACCAAAAGAGGAAGAGAAGCCTGAGGTAGAAGTTACCAT